CCAGTTCTACCTACTACCCATAATACATCTTGTAGAGTAGTAATAGCTGTTTCTGTTTCACGTTCTTTGAGTGCTACTGCAAATTTAGGAAACTTAGATGTGTAACCTAGCCTTACAGATTTAGCATATGAATCAGCACGATATACTACACCATCCATAGGATAGGTCCATGCATCATCTTCTAGAACTGTGAAGAATCCCATATTTTTTACAATATTCATACGGGCTTTATAATTCATTTCTGTGCCTAGCCAGTCATGAGCAATAAATATAATGTTACGTTCTGCAAACTCTTTAGCAGATTTAAGACCGAGCGCACCACTAACATAATTTCTAAAGTTATCTACTTCGTTATTAGTTACACATTCACCGTTAATCACTACTTCATCTAAATGAGTATCTATACGTGTAGGTATATTAGAAATAGCGCCTGCAAGATGTGTAACATCTTCTCCACGCTCACCATTACCGCGAGTGACAGCAAGAGATAATTTACCATTAGTATAAATTAAACTAAGATTAGTACCATCAATTTTAGGGAGTCTAACATCCATAAACGCATCAACTTCGTCTATATCATATACTTTACGCAATGAGTATAAAGGATAGGGATGAGTTACTTTGCCTGCCTTCCCACCTACGCGGAAAGTAGGAGAATCATGATCACGCCAGCCTTGAGCGGATTCCATAGCTTCTAGCTTGTCATACAGTTGATCAAACTCTGCATCTGTAATCTCAGGAGCATAGTCGTCATAGTACAGTTTACTATGTTTTTGAATAAGTGTTTTAAGTTCTTTATATATCATATTATGAATATAGAATAAAAATAAGCATTGGGAAAGTTAATAATTACTTATTATAGAACCATTTATACATTTATTTTATTATTGTATGTACTGAATAGTTTAAGTGTTTGATCAGTAGCTACGCCTGTAACCAGTAGTGTACATCTGGGACCAAGACCTGCATTAGCTGTACAATGAGGTACATTATACCAATCAAAACTATATATTTCTCCTGCACGATAACCTGTATGCACAAAGTTACCATATTGAATAAAGTGGCCTGGCTCCCAATCATTTAACATAACCATAAATCTATATACACTATGGGGATCAGTTTTATTAAATTTTTCAAGTTTATCTATGTGTAAATTCCATACCTGTCCAGGCTGTTGAATGTGAACACGAGTTTGTAGTTCTTTTTTATCTACAGAGGTTAATTCTAGAGCATCTGTCATACGTTGAAATACTGGTAGTAAATCATACTCTAGGTTAGTTAAAACTAAATCTACATCTGCACCACTTCTTACGAGGTCATATTCTTCAGATTCTATGTCTTTGCTGGTGCCATCCTTTGGATTTCTATTTCTCCAAGTGATTTCCTCACTACTTTTAATAGTTTGTGCAAGTTCCTCACTCCAGTCACCAGTAAAACACCCAGCATAGCGCATTGCGTCATATGCTGGGTCTATTTTGAAGGGATCAAAATGATAACTTGTTCTAGGTACTAATTTATCCCAACTACTTTCCATTAGTCTACCAAGCCTTCTTTATAAACACTAGCTAATCCTAAAGCTTCACTATTAAACTTAACTAGATTCTGTAAAGTGCTAGCAGTTACAAAAGTTAATAGTTTATCACGTTGTGCATCTCCTGCTTCTCCAATATACCAATCATAATCACCATTTTTTCTAATCAATGCTGCGATTGCATCAGGATCTTTACTCATAGCTGTTAGCGCGGCTGCAAGTTTATCTCTATTAGGATTATCTTTATTTACCCAAAGAGCTTTTTGTAGACCGTCACGAAACGATTTAACTAACTTATAAGTATCATAGAACTCTCCACTAGGTGCTACTCCCCATCGTGCTTCAAATATTTGTTCTACTTGATAACCTGCTGGATAGTTTGTGTCATCTGCGTGTGACCCATCAGGTTGTAGCAATCCATGATGAAACCAGAGTTCGGCGTTTTCATCAGGCTCCACATGTTTTTTATATGTTGCAGGATTCTCGCGAGTCCCTGTCAGTTCCCCACGTTTAAAGGCTAATCTACGTTCCGCAGTTTTCATACCTTTAACCCATGTTACATTTTCTTTAAAGCAAGCAATATACTCTTCTACTGACTTATCAGGGCCACAAATCATTAGTGCAATAGCAAATGCTTCGGGAACCATACCAGATCCTGCAGGAAAATAAGGTTTATCCATATTTTCACCTTTACGTTTTCCTGCAATGATATTTAGATTCATCATACCTACACTATCGTATTCACGATAATCATAATCTACATTTTCTTGTAGAAATGATACACCATTTCCTCCGTGAGATACCATGACAGTTTTATCATCATCACGCATTTCATTATGCCATTCATTAAATCCAGGAATGTCTCTAGCTCCTGGCAACATTTTAATAGTAATAGACTCTCCTAGAAAAGGTTCTAGTTCTTTTGCAATAATTTCCGCCCACACGGTAGTGCCTTGACCCGCTCTTTGGGGTACTACAAAAGTATAGTCTGCTATAGCAGATGTAGCTAGCATAGTAGCAGCTGCTACAGATAATAGTAAGCGTTTCATTAATATTCCTTTTTTACGCATATTCTAACTTGTTACGTTTGGATAATCCCCAAACCAATATAATAAAAATAACACCGATCAGTGTCCAGAATATAGGTCTTGTTAATAACCTATCAAAAGTATACATACCATACATTTGTATACTCAGTGCTTCAATTCTTTCTGCAAGTATAAAACCAAATAATAATGCAGGTCTTGAGAACTTGAATTTTTTAGCTAATATACCTATTAAGGAGCAAACTATGAGTATAGCATAGTCTTCCCATCCTCCTGTATACTGAACACAAGCAAGTACTATAAAAGCTAATAGTAACGGAAAATAATATTTATAAGGTACATTAGCAATTTTAGCTATATATTTAGTTAAAAGTATACACAATATAGCTACAAGTATAGTAGCCATCATAAATCCAAACAGCATACTATCAAAAAACTTGGTATCCATTGCTAAATCAACAGTACCCAGTTCAAAATCTAAATATGCAAACAATCCAATAATAATTGCCGCAAAAGGAGCACCAGGGATTCCGAATAGCACTGTAGGAATCATTGAGGTAGCTTTTTGTGCATTATTAGCACCTTCTGGCCCGATAACTCCTCTTATATTACCTTTACCAAAGGGAACATCTGGATTTTTAGTAGTAGCTACTGCTTGACCGTAAGCCATCCAGTCTGCCATTGCACCACCTAGACCAGGAAGTACTCCTATAAAAGCGCCTATACAACCTCCACGTAGAGCTAACCATCTGTTATCCCATACAGCTTTTATACCATCTAGTGTCTGTCTACCATTTGATATAGTAGAATCAGCAGTATTTCTTCTTCTAGCTAGTCCATCAATAAGTTCAGGAATAGCAAATAAACCCGCTATCATTGGAAGTAATTGTACTCCAGCTCCTAGATATTCCCAGCCACCGGTCCATCTATCTAAATTAGTATTAGGATCAACTCCTATCATACCGATAAAGATTCCTGCAGCAAGCGCCATTAATCCTCTGACCCACCATTTATTACTTATGAAGGTTACTGTAGCTAGTGCTAACATAGTAAAAGCCCATAACTCAGGAACTCCGAATATTAGTATTAAATTAGTATACCAAGGTAATAAAAAGAAAGTAAGTGATCCCCAAAGTAAACCATTTATAGTAGATGTTGTAACAGCAGCACTAATAGCATAGGTAGCTTTACCTTGTAGTGCTAAGGGAAAACCATCTATCATTGTTGCAGCAGCCGAATTAGCACCTGGAATACCTAATAGGACTCCTGTATATGTATCTCCTGTAGTACTGGCAGCAACTACTGCCATAACAAAAATAACAGCTAGATATGGATCTGGAAATAGGGTAATAAAGCTAAATAGAAAAATAAGACCAGTAGTAGCGCCTGCTCCAGGAATTATGCCTATTAGTAGTCCATAAAAAGTTCCTGATAATAGTGCTAGAATTTCTGGCATCTATTCATATTCCCATTTAAATCTCCCACGAGTACTTTCTCTCATATTTGTAACTTTTTTATTATACACTTCTCCATAATGATAAGCAAGAGATTTAGTCCATTTATTGTACCAAGGTAGTATAGAACCGTCAAAGTTAGGACAGTTAGGGTTTACTTTCATGCATAGAACACCATCTGGAGTAAGCAGTTTCATAGCTTTTTTAATCTGTATATCTATTAAATCTAAACTATGAAAGTGAAAAACCCCATAAGCAATTATGAGGTCATACTTTTCTTGTGTCCTAAAGTTTAGAAAATCCATATGTTCATCAGCTGTATCAATATAAACATCAATTCCTGTAAATTTACCTGTAGCAAATTTTTTATAAGGATTATGCCCACAACCAATATCTAATACATTTTTAGCTGCTAAGACCCTATTAACTACAGTTTCGTCAACTTCTTGAGTCTGCCACTGATTAGCAAACCATCTCATACTAGTTGTCATTTGAAAAATTCTTCCGAGTTGTGAGCTTTATCATCTACCCAGATATCGTAATGTTCTTTCTCACCAACTGACAATTCGTGATATTTACAACCCCAACTATCTAATTGACTTTTAGTCATTTCATAATAATCAATACCACTAACTGCTCCTCGAGCAGTCATATATTTAATAGTATGTCCCTCATCATATAGTCTATTTATTCTAAAAATACGACCCATAATTGGTACATGATTTTCATAGTCCCATTTGCCACTGGGTAATTGATGTGCATGACAGATAGTGCCGTCAATATCTACGATATACTTCATGATTAGTCCTTATAAATTATTATCATGTATATGTAATTGAAGAAGTGTGTAGTGTAACACCTTCATTAGATCTTTACGAGCATCTTCTCTCGTACCTTTATTTAAATATCTACTTGCATACTTATCTACATTTCCCATACAGAATCCAGTACCATGACCTTTATCTATAATATTTTCCATAGATTGAATTTTATTAGTATTATAATGTGCTGCATAAGTACTATCAATATAGTCTGTAAACTCTTCTATTAGTTTATCTTCACTAAACTTATATATGTTAGTTTGCTCAGGAATAACTTGTTCTTCTACCACTTTAATACCTAATGCTTCAATCTCTTCTTTTGTGTATTGGTTATGACCATGTCCGGCAGCAGAGTCCCAACCAATTGTTTGTGGTTCCGGTCTTATATCATTTGGTGATATTGGTCTCATATCTCTTCCTATTTCCCATCTATCTGTTGTTCCTTGGTATCTGCCATATACGACACCATCTACTCGTTCATATACTAATCCAACACCTGGTTTAAGTGTTCCCATTAGCCAATCTTCTTTTTGATAGACTCAAGTAACTTACTTAAATTTTCTTTTTTATTTAAATTAGTTCCTACCACTTCTACACCTAAAATCTCTTCTAGCTCTCTCAACATAACTTTTACAGTTAATGACTTATCTTCTTCATCTAATTCAGGTTTTTATATATTTTAAGTTGTACTAATTTACTTATAACACTTCTATAACCCTTTTCAAATATAGATGCTAATTCATGTACATCTTTAATTTCTTCCTCAAGATAAAGCCTAGTTAATTCAGCTTCTTGTTCATCATTCCAAGCTTTAATACTCATATTCGTTCTCCAATTCTTCAAATTCCAATTCTAATTGATTATTCCATATATACCTTTGTGCTACTGCTTCTGCAGCGTCATTTAGTAAAGGTATTAAAGAGCTAACTTCATCTGCTGGAATAGAAAATCCTGTCTTAGTAGGAAACCACTGTCCTGTATCTCCGTCCATTGTATAATCTCTTATATGTAGATATAGTTTATCTCTAAATTCATTAATAGTTACTTTTACTGCATTACCGTTTGGTTTGTGAAATGCTGTACCAAAGTCTATATTCATATTTTTACTACTTTTTTGGTATTTATAAAATCTCTTGCCCAGTCTGTTACTGGGTATAACTTAAATATCTGTACCAATGCATATCTAGTTTCTGTTTTTGACT